GGCTCTCAACCGTCCATAGTACAGGCAATGCCGTGTGCGGACGCGTATGCCCGTGCAACGTGCACGCCGCAAACCACGGACGAGGCCACATCGCGGGGATGACGGCCTTCTTGCGCATTCGATATAGTTTTGACGAGTTGCCCACGGTGCACCTCCGCATTGATTATACGCGGAGTTGCTTGAACCGCAAGCAAACGTCGGCTACTATGAAGTGCGAAAGAGTTCGCGGAGAGCGTCCCCTAGCCATGCTAGCAGACCATCGACGAGACCGGACCACAATGACCAGAACTCATGCACAGTACACCTCTTTCATAGAGCGGCGGTGTACGGTATGACGCACGTCGCTGACGAACAACTAGCGGCAATCGAGCAGCTGCCTGAACGGCTGGCAGCGCTCGCCGAATGCTACAGCTCAGGCACCGTTGCATCACTTATCCCGATTCTGCCCATGCTGTCGCTAAAAGGAGAGCCGTATTCGATCGTCAACTACGCGCCATTTGAACCACTTTACCGTTTGCAAGTACCGCGCCGCATGTATTTCAAATGCGGGCGTCAGATCGCCAAATCGACGAACATGTCGTCGCAATCCGTGCTGCAATCCGCAGTGGTACCGCACTTCGCAACGCTATTCGTAGCGCCGCGCTTTGAACAAATCCGCCGCATATCTTCAAATTACGTCAGACCATTTATAGAGCACAGCCTTATCGCGCAACTCCTGCAGAACAAGAGCGTCGTGAACGGAGTGCTCCAACGTAGCTTCCTCAACAGCAGTCAGATGTACTTCTCGTACGCCTTCCTCGACGCCGAACGTATCCGCGGTCTGTCGGTTGATGCCACCAACTACGACGAAATCCAGGATATCGACACGACGTTCCTGCCGATCATACGCGAATGTATGTCGGCGTCGAACGTGGGTCTTGAACGTTATTACGGCACGCCCAAGACAATGGATAACACGCTCGAAGCACTGTGGGACCAATCGTCCCAGGCCGAGTGGTTCATCCGTTGTGCAGCATGCAACTATGACAACATACCGTCCATAAAACATCACCTCGCCAAGATGATAGGACAGCTAGGTCCCGTATGTGCTAATTGCGGACGACTGGTCAATCCTAGATTGGGCCGTTGGGTCCATACCGAACCAGATCGCATGATGACCGACGCTGGCTACCACATCCCTCAGATCATCATGCCAATGCACTATGAAGACCCGGCAAAGCCAGGTCAAATACCAACTGAAGCGTCAGAAAAATGGGTAGACCTGCGCCGCAAGATGGACGGACAGCTACAGTACGACGCAACGAAGTTCTCCAACGAAGTGCTCGGGGAGAGCAGCGACATTGGTGTGCGCCTCGTTACGCTCACCGACATCAAGAACGTGTCGGTGCTAAACAAGAACGAACGACGCGCGGCGCTCGATAGAATCAGGGAATATCGGCTCCGCGTACTGGCAGTCGACTGGAGCGGGGGTGGCGAGGATTTCATATCGACTACCACCTACTGCGTGATAGGACTACACATCAAAACCGGTAAAACAGATTGCATCTACACGAAACGAGCAAGCCTGGCGGCCAGCCACCAGGACGAAGCGAAGCTGGTGCTAGACGAGTTCAGGGCATTTCAGTGCCATATGCTTGCACATGATGCGGCTGGCGCTGGTGCTATACGCGAAACGCTGTTGATACAGGCTGGACTGCCGCTAAATAAGATAATGGCCTGCGTATACATACGCGCATCGACCAAGAAAATGGTGGAACGGCACCAGCAGCGCGGTGAACGCCCGTACTACCAGATCGACAAGGCGCGGTCGCTCGTGTTGCAGGCAAGCGCCATTAAGGCGCAAACCATACGTCTGCCAGAATACGCGTCATCGAAAGACCTTACGTCTGACTTACTCGCGCTATACGAAGATACGTACGAAACACCAGGCGGGTCGGACGTGTTCCTAGTACGTCGTAACCCGAAGCTGACCGACGACTTTGCACAAGCGCTAAATATCGGCTGCATAGCGGCATGGCACGTAACCAATTCATACCCCGATCTATCCCGCGCAATGGCTATAAAGTTGACGCCGGCACAGTCGAATTTTGCCGCGCCGCCCAATGTCACGTACGACTAGCAGCCAATAGCAAGAAGTAAGGCTAGATAGGCTGCCTCATATGTTGAGACAGCCTAGCCGGGAGCTGAAAACCGGTGATGCGCATAGCATGTACATCGTACCAAGCTATTTTAACGCAATCTGCCCCGTATTTTAGGGCGTCTACCTCGTGTTTTTACAGCTTCAAATACGGCGCGTGCTATAACGCCAGCAACAGTGATTTTGAGCTGTAATAGCCACAATCTGCGGCAACCGGGACACCGTTGATGAAACGATCCGCGACGTCTGCGTCCATTTTTCAATGGCACTATACGCATGCGCCGCTGACAGCATGGAGACACAAACAACACCAGACCAGTTGGCAGATACGCCAGTGGTTTCTGCCGCAACAACACCGACTGATACCCGTAGTAGGCTGGCCTGGTCGCCCGCCGTTTCCACTGTATCAACGGGACCTTTGCCATCTACGGGCCTCGCTGTCCCAAAACGTCTGATTAACCACTATACCTACGGTGCCAACTTCAAAGCCCGACGTATTGCGGCTGGCCGCGAACGCGCGCATAGCCGCGTCGTAATCTGGAGTCGGTAAATAGCAATGCTGTATTGCCGACCTGACGGCATTCAAGTGTATGTATATCTTCTGTGCCGCATCGTCGACTATAACATGCGTCTGCTTGCGCCCAGGATCGTTGCCAGCAGTAAACGCTGCATAAAACGGCATATGGTCTACCTTGAACTGCTGGTTAGCGCTCATCCAATATAGCAAGTGCATAAGCCGCTGGTCGGTACCGCACGTATCAACCGTACGCAATAATACTGCAGCTTGCGCAAACACCGTGTCATCGGCGGCATGCAGCTCGTCCAACGCCCACATCTTGAGTGCATCAAGCACTGACGCATGCAAGCTTGTAGCCGACGGTAGCTTGAACGATTTGGCCTGCATCCACGCAAGGAACCGCAATGCACCACGTAACGACGGCAACGTAGTCACCTGCGCGCATATTGCAGGTGCGTGCACGAACGTCCACGATTCGCCTACACCTAGCGCAAGCGCTTCACCTTCAGACACGTTTAGCATGACGTTCATATCTGTGTCGGCCGACAAATAGAACTTATTCAGCTGCTCGTCCGCGTCAAGCCATAGCGGGTAATAGTTGCGCCTATTCTCCTTAGCAACAGTGTCGGAAACGTTGCGCGCCTTTGCACAAGCAACCATATTGAGTTCGCGCTGCAGATGTTTGCCAACAACACGTGCTGTCGAGCCAGACGGTCCCACAAACCCAACTGGTCCTGGCGCAGCACCTACTACTGGTGCAAGCATGTTGGTCATGAAACACGCAAGGCCAGCCCATATCGTCGCATGTTCGTATTCAGACTGTAATGCAACGTCCCATTCACCCGCGCCTAGCACCGGCGCATACAGCGCCGCCGCCGGCGCATCCGCCGCGTTAAGTGTTTCCGCGTGTACGGTTTCGTCGATCTGGCCGTCCTTGATGCTGAAGTTCGGGAAGATAAATGAACTGACTTCCATGTTCCAACCTACACGGCCTACGCGCTGTACGTATTGCGGTTCATGGAATAGCTTGGCAACAGCAACAATATGGCCACGAAACGCGTGAGCAAGCCGCGGCGCGCCGACGTGCCGCATCATAAGCTCGCGCAACCACGTATCAGCACGCTTCTCCATTTCTTCCATCGGTGCGGTGAACGCAATGCGCTTGTCACGATATAACACAACGCCTTTGTACATGTTCTCGCCGGTATCAACAACATGCACGGTCTGCTCTATTCGCACGATAGCGTCGCACGCCAGCTCGCGCTCGCCGCCGCCGTGATCGATCCACCAACTGCCGTCGAGTTCAAGCACCTTCATATTACCGACGACTATGTGGCGCTGTGCAGAGACCTCGTTGAACGCCCGCTGTACCTGCAGCTTCTGCGATGGGGTGCATACGTCGTAGATGCGCTGCACGTCGGTAGCCTGCAAGTCGAGATTAAGCACGAAATCAGCTACTCTAGTTTGATCGCTTACAAGAATGAAGTCGCGCATGGCCTCAGCCCACGGTACGGCGCCATCGCGCAAGTGCGTAACGATTTCGGGTAACGACAAGTCCTTGAGAAAACGCTGTTGTCCCGTGTAGCGCAACGTACGTGCTATGTAACCGCGCGGATGCTTGAGCGCCTGGGTAAACAGTCGATAACTATCGTCATGTTCCCAATATATGACGCGGGCCGCCTGCACGCTCTGCCACGCATACGTAGTGTTGGCGCCGTATACAACAAGTGGTAATTGCCGTGTCGCGGACACGTTGAAGTGACGCCGCTGCAAATGCAGCGCAAACAATGTATCCGATACGGCAAGCACAATATCGTTGCGCGGTTGCAGCGTACCGAGCATCGCCAGCCCATCGTCACCGTCGGACGGTTCGACGTATATGCGCGTGACCGCGTTATTACCGCGCCCGAGCAGCAGCAACGAACAGATACGTCCTGGCACGTCATAGCACGGTATTACGACGAACGTGCTGTACCCTTTTGTCGGCAGTTTGAACCCGCAATCAGTAAACATAGCATGCGTTGCGCAGCCGGCGTACCACTCAAGTCGTTCATTCCAGCTAGCGCAGTAGCAACCACGCTGCAGATTGTACGCATGTAACAGATCTGCTACTTCTTTCGGGCGCTTACGCAGTAATAGTTGGCATTGCTCGAACAGTTTGTTTATCATACGTCGTCGTTCAACAAAGGCTGTAGCGTAACGTCTTATCATATCAGTAGTTGGCATGGCGTCGTCTGGCAGCACGTGCTTCGCAGCAAGCTCAAGTACCGCGTCACGTATGGTTGCCATACCCATCATTCGCTGATATAATTCTATTGAGTCGCCGCGGAAGCAGCAGTTGGCACATACGTACCAGCGGCCGCCCGCTCGCGGCATGACGTAGACGTGCAGCGTTTCCTGACGGCACAGCGGGCAAGTTGTATCGCTCGGTAGTTGTTTCTTGACCGGTACTTCTGCAGCTTGTAATATAGGTTCGTGACTGATATGCTGATTCAAATCCCGCGGAGGCTCAAACATGGCCATGACTAAGTCCGCCGTTGACGCCTACAGTGACCCTAACCAGCAAACGCTGCATCGTATCAGTAAGCTGGCGTCTGTACCAGCTTTCGTGAAAGACGCAGCCATCGGTGATGAAAAGCAGCGCACGGCGCTGCCACAAACGGTGTTCGCCGATCCTGTCAATCGCAAGTTCCCTTTGCACACCAAAGCGGCAACCTGGCTGGCACAGGCATATTTCACGGAAGCACGCCACCTGTACGGTACCCAACTTGCCGAACTTGTTCAAGGCAAAATCACGAAAGCAGCGGCGTACTGGGGTATCGCTGACGACGCTGATACCGTGCGCAGGTCACTTGAGCAGCAGCAAGCAGCCACTCCGCCGGAGCTGACTGATGCCGACTATGCACTGGTAATCAAACAAGGCGAGCAAACAGTACGAGATATGCCAATCCACAGCGAACCGAACGTCAAAGCCGCGGCGGCAAAGCTGTACAATAGCCGCTCAAAGATTCCGTACGAACACCGTAAAGTGGCCGCACGTAAGATACTGCGCAAAGCCGCCATGTTAGGCGTGTCGATGGAGCCGGAGCTGACTGAATATCTTACCAAGGCAACAGGGTTAGGTTCAGCCTTGCCAAAGCAAGCCGCGGAAGAAATAGTACATCGCGCTCTGATGGTTCCAGCATCAAATCAACGGCTAAAAACAGCCACGATGAAGATTGCACAGACTGTTGCAAAATGGCCTGGTATCCCGCCCGCCGACGCCATGGACAAAGTAGCATCCATCATCGATAGACTCGACCGGGAACAAGGCTTCTTCCGTCACTACGACGAAGGCGTCAGCACGCCCGAAGAAATCTGTTTCGCACTTACGGAGAAGTCGGCATCGACGATACGCAATAGCTTCGTTGAATTGACCACTGGCACTATCATCCCAATGGAGGCGCTGCACACGTTGCCGCTCGACAAAGTCGCGGCTACCATCGGTGACGACTTCATGCGCGCCGTACAGTCGGACACTGCACTGGCCGTAGATATTGAAAAGTTCGCGCGCGTTGCGGCTACGCTACCACGCGATGATGCGCTGCTACTCGAACGGGCGCTCAAGAGTGCAGGCATTATGCCCGCAAGACCAACACTCGACAGCATTAGCGTATAGGAGCAGCCATGGGTGTTCACAGCGACCAATCTGGTAAGCTGCCGTACGTGATGCCGACGCCGCCTCCCAATATACCTGAAGATCCGGATAAGAACGAAGTGTTCTTGCGCGGAGCGGCGAATAAAGCACGACGCTCGGCACCTAAGACACTTAATAGCTTTGGCAAGACGGTTGCAAACGGTGATACGATTCAAGAAAAACAAGATACCTACGCAAAGGCCGGCGCTGTGTTAGTTGAAGGCCACGATATAATCGGTCGCTTTATCGACTGGATACTGTACGCATGACTCAGATGCATCGTAACCAGCTAGCCGATATTCTACGTAACGAAGAGTTGTATGCTACTACGCTTGTCACAATGCTCGTCGACGAGTTCGGCCTGGACTTCTTCGACTGGGCGCCAGAAACGCTTGAGCTTGAAATACTGTCCAGAGCTGGCATCAAACTACCAGACATAAACCGCGATAAGATATGGGCGCTTGTTACGGCGATCACCACGAACACGTTCTACGTGAGTCTCGAAACGTTCATACCCGTCTGCAATTCGTTGAACGGCTCGGAAGCCGACTTCGACGACTATGATCCCGTCACGAGTGAAGAGGCGGCATGGAGTATTGCTGAAGTGCTGCTACACGATCCCGCACAGAAAGACGAAGACGTACGTGAACGTTTCAGCCACGAAATACGCCGATACATAGGCATGACGCTCAACGACGAAGGTCTGACAACGGTACCGCGCACGCTCAAACCGTACGCCGAATTCGACAAGGATCAGTCCG